AAATACAACAGGCTAGACAGGAATTGGATGCCAAAGTATTCAAACAGGAATATGAAGGCACATTTGAAAATTTTGAAGGTAGAATCTATTATGGATTTGAAAGACAGCACAATGTGGATGATTTCACATTTGAACAGAGACAAAACATCATACACGTGGGAATTGATTTCAACGTACAACCACTCACAGCAGTGTGTTTTGTATTAAAGGACAACAAAATTTATATCATAGACGAGATAGAGATGTATGGATCCAACACTGAAGAATTAACCAATGAGATACATGGTAGGTTCCCAGGCACAAAGATAATTGCGTATCCTGATCCATCAGGCAGGGCCAGGAAGACCAATTCACCAAAAACAGATTTCAATATATTACACAACGCCGGATTCATAGTGAAGGCACCATCAAGGCATATACCAGTCCGTGACAGGATCAATGCCGTAAATAGCAAGTTATGTTCAGGTGCTGGAGAGAGGGGAATAATGATACATCCAAAATGTAAGAGCCTTATCACTGGATTGGAGAGACACATCTACAAACCAGGTACCAATCAACCAGAGAAGAATGGTAGCAAGGACTACTCACACGTCAATGATGCACTCGGCTATGCGGTATCATTCCTGTTCCCGATCACTAGGAACTATGAGACACAAGAACAAACAAACACATGGAAGGTTAGAATATAATGGCTACAGTATCAAATTTCGCCGTAAATCAAGATCCAAGAAAAACTAGTGCCCATTACACGGCATTGGGTGTTCATCCCGAATACCTTACACACTACAAGAGATGGGAGTTCCTAAGGAACGCCTACTTAGGTGGATATGAATACAAAATGGGAGAATACCTCACAAAATATATCTATGAATCAGACAATGAGTATTTCAGAAGGATAGCCACTACACCATATGATAACCATGTGAAATCTATCACACACATCTACAACAGTTTCCTATACAGGCAACCGATCAAAAGAAATTTTGGATCTATGTCTAACATGGCATCATTGGATGCATTCCTAAAAGACACTGATCTAGAAGGCAGAAGTTTTGAAAGTTTCATGCGTGATGTGAACACGTGGAGCACAGTGTATGGTTCATGTGTGATATTATTGGATAAACCACAGTCAAATGCTAGAACAAGAGCAGAAGAATTACAACAAGGCATCAGACCTTATGCTTCTATCTACACACCAGAAAATGTGTTGGATTGGGAATTCAAAAGACAACCATCAGGTGTATATGAATTGACATATCTCAAATTGCTTGAGGTAGAACAACAGGCCTATGGTATGAATGCCAGATACTACATCAGAGAATTCACCAGAGACATGATAACATTGAGTGAATACCATCAGGATGACACAAAACCAACTGAATTGTTGCAAGAGATGCCAAACACATTGGGCCGAGTGCCTGCTGTTTGGGTCTATGCCAACAGATCTCCAGTGAGGGGTATTGGTGTTTCTGACATTGGTGATATCGCTGATATGGGCAATGCCATATTCAATGAATTATCAGAAATAGAACAACTCATAAGATTAAGCAACCATCCATCGTTGGTCAAAACACCAGATGTTGATGCGGCCGCTGGTGCGGGTGCAATCATAACAGTGCCTAATGAGACAGATGCTGGTTTAAAACCATATCTATTACAACCAACTGGTCAAAGTCTGGAAGCAATATTGAATTCCATACAGGAAAAGATCACATCTATCGATAGAATGGCATGTATGTCTGGTATAAGAACAGCACAGACGAGACAACAATCTGGAATCGCAATGTTAACGGAATATTCTATGTTGGATGCCAAACTCACAGAGAAGGCCAAGAGCCTACAGTTGGCTGAAGAACAAATGTTCAGACTATGGGCACAATGGGAAGGTATACAGTTTGATGGAGAGATCGAATACCCATTGGCGTTCCACATCAGAGACAAGAACCTAGATATGGACGTGTTAGAGAAAGCGGCAAGAACCACAAGAGACAGTGTCAATGCCTCACCAGATGTCAAGATGATGATTGATGCTAAAATTAAAGAAATCATAGCCAAAGATCCATTTGAATTAGAACAGATGAATCAAAACAGAATACAGCCCAAGGGCGACACAATAACATTGACACATCCCCCAGTGACCAACAAGGAAGACTTGGTCCGACACATGAGAGAAATGATCGAACAGGGTTACAGCAATCAACAGATAATTGAATTGCACCCAGAACTAGCAACACTATTTGGAGAGAACAATGACCCTGAAGGAACGGATTCGTAGGCTCGAAGACAAAATTAACCTGTTGATGAACAATCACCTCAGTCACCTTGACAGCAGGATCAGGCGGAACGAATGGTTGTTATACACAATACTGTTTTTCCTATTGGGCATCTCCTGGAAGATGATGGGATCATAACATGCCAGTGAGACGAGTCAAGGGTGGATACAGATGGGGCACTTCAGGCAAGATATACAAGACCCGAGCCGAGGCAGAGCGACAGGGGCGTGCGATACGTGCCTCTGGTTACAATAAAAGATCAGGCAGGAGGAGATAATGCCAAGACCTACAGCACAGATGAGGGCCAACGCAAGGCGTGGACTGAAATTGAGGCAACAGTCACCCAAGAGCAGACAGGGTGGCACCGCCGTGGGCGTGGCCAGGGCAAATCAATTCGCATCAAACAAGAACGTGTCATTGGACACAGTCAAGAGGACTTTTTCATTCCTATCGAGGGCAAAGACGTACTACAAGGCAGGCAGTAACACACCCGGCACACAGGCCTATCTGTTATGGGGAGGACCAGCGGGTCTGTCCTGGGCAAGGAGGATACTTAAAAAATGATCGACAGATGGTTGGAAAGATTCTTCGACAGAGTGGACCGATTGGCCGAATGGATAGAAAGACAACTTAAAAAAATATTCAACTGATGGAGGTAAGCAGTGGCAGGTATCAAGACCAGGAAAGGCACACAGACCCATCACGCAAAATTCTATGCCAAGGGGCAGGAGTGGCGGCCTTGCAAGGTAATCCAGCGGAAGAGATCAGGCAATGGCACTAGGGAATTCATGGCCGCACAATCAGTGCAGACAGGAGAGATCTACAAGAACTCACATGGACTGACCGCACCATGGCACAGCATACCCTTCACACCCATCAAACCAGAGGAACTTGACTGATGCCCTATCGAGGAAAACTTGATGGACGTGCCATAGAGACAGCCACCAGCAGGGCACTGGAGGCGGTGTTCGATGAATACAGATTACACAACAAGAACTGCATAGAGCGACAGAGCCAACAGGGTGCTTTCCATGCCAGGAAGGCCTTACAGCGACTTAAATATCTCGTACACCGCAGGAAGATAGAACTGCTGGAACTGTACACACAGGATGAGAGGAGACTGAATGCCTATCATAACAACATCGACGGCGTCAGCACTGCTGACCAACAGGATACCAACCAAGAGGAGAAAACCAATGGCTAGAATGAGCGGAAGAAAAAAACCAATGTCATCTGGAAGAAGGAAACCCAAGAAACCCAGTGGCAGACGAAAGTAAATTAATTGAGAACTGGATAAAGGGACAGATAGCAAAGGTCCACAAGAAGACCGGAAAAGCCATCTGCCCCTTTGCAAAGAAAACAATCCAGGACAAAACCATACAGATCACCAAGGCCAAGGTCAATCTATTGGATCACATCATCCATTGTTGCCACATGATTCCCATATTCAGGCTTGATATCGTGGTGCTCTACATCGACTACAAGATAAGCGAACAGAGATTGGCCACGATCTGCGAACAGGCACACGGCAACAAACTACACATGGCTGTGATGTATGACCACCCAGACAACAAGGGACTGCATAAGGGTGTCAGTTTCAGTTACAAGCGTAAACCCCTTGTCATGATCCAACCCATGGACAAATTGAAAGACGCACAGGGACGACTGCGTAGGTCAGGCTGGTACGAGGCCTGGGGTGTGGAAGATTTGGAACAATTCTATTAGAAATATAATCATACGACATAATTCCATTAAATATTTGCGTAAATAACAACAACTCCAAAGGAGGAAATCTATGGAAGATTCAAAACAACCAGAAGTCCAAGTTGACAAGGCCACGGAGGCCGAATCAAAAGACTCTAAACAAACAACTCCGGATCAGAAGGTGTCTGAAAAAACCTACACTGCCGACGAATTCAACAATGCCATGGCATCAGTCCGTAAGAAGACCGAGTCAAGCGTGTTGAAAAAATTCGAGGACGTGGATGTTGTAAAATATCGTGAACTTGTTCAGAAGGAAGAAGCAATGAAACTGGAAGAACAGAAGAAGCGAGGTGAGTT